TCTTGGCATAGATGGCTGGCTTCATCTGACGCACGTTGTACAGATTGTCAGTGTCATATGGCAACACATACTTGAAGCCGTCAGTGATCGTGTTGTCAAATGTGGCCACGATGTCAGCAGCCGAGAAGGTATGGTTGAGGTCAGTGAAGTCCAGGTCAGTCAGGTCCTTGTTAGCGATGGCTGTAAAGAATTCGACTCTCGTGTCCTTGATTAGGACCTCATACTCGACAGCTTGCTCATAGGCATCGGTTTGCTGATTCTTGTTGACTGAGAGCAGCTGAAGCAGCGCATCCTCCATGATTGGCACGTTGTTCTGAATCACGCTGCACTTTGTGAGTGCGTTGATGTCGAATGTGCCAGCTTGGATGTTTACATCATAGTAGTGGTTGAGCAGCTCGTTGTTGTTCTTGCTACCCACCAAGGTGATGGTCTTGGAGAACGCTCCGCTGCGCTTGGTGAGGTCACGGATATCTCCGACAGCAAAGTTCAAAGGAAAGACTGTTCCCTCCTTTACATCGAGGAATCCATTCTCGAGTTGTATTCTAACCATTTATATTGTCCTGGTTTGCGAAGCGCACGGTGATTGAGTGGCGCATCAGATTCTTATTGCGTTGGTTGAGCATCTCGTATGCGTTGTTCTCCACGATGACGGGCTGATAGCTGCTGCTTGATGGGGTTAAGTCATCACCACAAGTGTAGCTCACCGACTTGATGAATACTTGAGGCGATGTGACCAGCTCCTCGAAGTAGGTCGCCATCTCTTGAGTCATCCAGTTTGTGTTGAGGTCCATTCGTTTGATGACATTGATGTTGAATGTATTGAAGCCGAAGTCCTCTGTTGTATAGGTCCACTCGTCTGATGCGTTGACGTAGCCGACCACATCTCTGTTGTACATATCACGGCTAACATCTCCACGCTCGTATGCACGCAGTTGAAATGAGAATGATGACCATGAGCCGAGTCGGTCCAGGAATAGCAGCTCATGCTCGCTGATTGATGGACGTCTGTCGAGGTAGATGCGGTACTTGACCGAGTCTTGCTGTGGTAACGTTGAGCCGTTGCCAAAGAATACATCGTACCACTCAACAGTGTTGTCTATGAGTGAGCCCGTGCCGACCAATGTGCCGTAGTTGTTCGGACCAACAGCCACCTGGAGCACGTCATCCATTGAGCTTGGCACCTTGTAGAATGACGCACCATTCGAGTTCTGAAAGATGATGCGGTCAGTGCCTTTCGGGTTGCGTAGGTTGAGCCATAAGTCTTGACCGAGTGTGCACTGGAATGATGTCGGTTGATTGGTCAGCCATCTTGAAGTTGGTGCGTTGAGCTTGAAGTCAAGGTTGTCGTATGCTGTCCACTCATCCCATCTGAAAGCTCCGTTGAACACAGTGTAATCATCGAGCTCAGTGATGTCTCTGATGATGGTCTTGCGCTTGTCAGCATAGCTCACCGAGCCATCGATTGTTGCGCTCGTGATCGTGGACCAGTTTACATTGACAACGAATGCCGAGCCCGTTGCGCTGACAACGGTGTGCAGTCCTTCGAGCTGTGGGTTGGCCACTCCACCATCAGCTTGTGTGATGATGACCTGGTCTCCAGCAGCGAATGAGTTGGTGACGTTTATCTGTACGCTGCCACTCGCATTTGTTAAGCTGCTCGTGTAGGCTACCTCATAGACATACTCCTCGCCAATGAACACATCATAATTGTAGTACGAATTCGGTGCGCCATAGCTCGCTGTGTTGATGCTGTCGAGGTCCCAGCTTACTTTGCTCTGGAGCAGCTTCGATAGGTCCTCCTCGCCATAGCCAGTGCCGAAGGTTGGCAGCACTTTGTACTCCGCAATCTTGGTTGCAGTGCCAGCAGCATACACATCGAAAATGTAGCGGAAGCCAGCCTTCGCTTTGTTGGTTGAGTCAACGATGAACTTCAATGGGTTGTACGCTGGGCTGAACGTCTGCGGTGATGCTATGGTTGTTTGTGCCATTTAGAAAGGGCTTGGTGTTGGTTTCGGTTTGTATTCAATCAACTCAAGGTCTTTTACCCACAACGTATCTTCGTTAGTGGTGTAAATCATTTCCTCAGTTGAGATTACCCAATTATCGTCAATATCTTGAATAGGGTTGTAGATAGAATCAGCAGAGTAGTAAACTCCGACTAATTCGTCTTTCTGCACCTCAGTCAATAGTCCGACTAAGGTGGTGATATCTTCGGTTGTGATGTCTGCTAATTTCATTATACGTTTCTTGAAAGTGCGGTTTGATATGCTTGAACTCGGGTGTAAAGTTTAGATGCGTCGGTGTCGGTGAGGCCGTCGCCTATGGTTGAGAAGGCAGCTTGTCTATCGCTAAAAAAATTAGGGGTAGTTGCTCCTCTATAAGCACCAATATAATATGTTAAGTTTGTTTTACTAATTGAATTGTTAGCAATGGTTGATATTGTATTATTTTTTATTGCTTTAATTTGAGTTGAATTTGTACGATTGGAAACAAAAAAACCTCTTGAATCGGTATTTGCAATTGTAGGCCCCAATCCACTATCGGTCATTCTTGCATAAAATAAATTAGTTAACCTTGGAAAAATGTTACTTTCAACAGTTCCTGAAGATAAACCAATATCGCACATTAGAGCATCTTTATTAGTTCTTAAATAAACTGATATATGCATATTGTTTAAAGTCATAACACTATTTTCATTCAAATTAGTATCAGCATATGCGTTAACACCATTAGGAGTAGCTCCATTACTTGAATGCGTCCATCCTCCGTTGAATACTAATCGGAAAGCAGCGTCCAAATCTCTTGGGTCCTTGAGATTGAATTTATGCGTTGTAGCAGTTCCACCAACAAATGGGTAGATAGCTTTCATCTTAGTCCAAAGCCCGTCAGTCTTTAAGCCTATAACCAATGCATCAATTGCATCTTGCTGTGTTGGGTCAGTGATACCAGCCGCTGAGATAAAAGCCTGAGCAGCTGGGTCAAATCCGCTTGTCCCAAGAAACGGGATGCGGTTGTACAATGAATATCCGTACCCGTACATTATCCAAGTACTAACGCAACCGAACCACTTGCAAGCTTCACTCCACTGAACTGAAGGTTGTTGATCGGTGTGATGATTGCACCAGCTTTCACGGCAGTTCCAGTCGCTGCGATGTACGTTGACTTGACATCTGTACCAGCTACTTTGATTGATGTGAAGACAGTATCCTCAAGCACGACAATAGCGTCGATGGTGTTAGTTACTTCGGTTGTGTTGTTGGCAATGTATGTGCCCATGTCGGCGACAAGTTCGCCCATTAGATTTGTTCCCATTGTTTTTCTTTATATTGCAAATTGTCAGCCAAATGTTTAGAAGGCGAAATAGCTGTCATCGGTGTAGTACTCCTGGCGAATGTGCGTGGCAGCGTATCGGACGGCATCCATGGCATCATCGAAGAGCTTCACGGGCTCATCGGTTATGATATCTCCAACCTTTTTCCACTTGTAGTTCTCATATTCTTTCTTGATGCGTGGCTCATCCTCGCAGACCACTCCGAAGGTCTTGATGTTGTCGATGCCCTTCTTGACCACCTTGTTGGCATTCTGCACGTCATAGCCAGCGTTGTTCATCTCGGCAATGATTTCAGGGCGAGCGTAGTCAGCCACGATGGTGACGTGCTTCTCGATGCCCAGGTCGCCCATCTTGTCGATGAGGTTGGTCGTGGTCAGGTAGCTCTCATAGATAACCGGCTCGATGTAGATGTCATTGTCGCACCAGTAGACTCTCACCAGGGCTGTCGGGTGATTGTACCCAAAATCGCATCCGTATACAAAGTTCACGAACCTTGCCGGGCGATGCTTGACGAATGACCAATTCGAGTAGATGTTGCTCTTGCTGATGGCTTTCTCACCGAGCGCATAGATTTGATACAGCGACTCATCGGTGCGCTTGAGGTCCTCAATTTGTCGCTTGATGCTGTCAGGAAGGAATGGGTTGTCTTTGTACGTTGACTTGATGATGATGCTCTCATCCATCGGCAGCTCGTACAGCCAGGATGCTGACTCACTCGGATTGTAGTCGAAGATGAGCTTGTGCTCGGTCCTCATGTTGAGCTGCTGAAAGTCCTCGAACCATAGCTCATTGGCTTCATTGCACCAGCCGAGATGTCTCTTTCTACCTCTTATTTTCTGCTCATCATCGACTGAAAAGAACTCCACGATGCTTCCATTCGGGAAGGTGTAGATGTGCTCTGACTTGTTGTGGCTCGTCACCTCATAGATGCCCATCTCCTTCATGATTTCAAAGAAGTCACGCATCACCGTTGCCCTCAAAGCTGGGAAGGTCTTTCTCACAATGCTGACCACATTGCCAGGATTCTGCAAGCAGTACACCACGATCATTTGGCAGAGCGAGTAGGTCTTGCTCGAGCGGCTTCCACCTTCATTGATGATGAAGCGCACACCAGGGTCAGCCAATGCAGTGTAGTTCTTTTCGAAGATGACAGTGCTGTCGATTGAGATTTCAGCCATAGGTCAAGTTTAGGCAATAGGGATGCTATACGAGTATTTCTCTCATATAGCCACTTCCCACAAATATAGCAATAATACTATTCAGTAGGTCTAATTATGTTCACCTTCACCTCAGAGATGCTCTGCCCTCCAGATGTGATGTCAGTCTTTTCAGTCAGACCATTCAGTCGCTGAGTGATGGAAGCATTAAATTGTCCAACCATGCCGCCCTGAATTTGGTCGTTTCGAATTTCATCGCTTATGCGCGTGCAGATTGTCGTAAACGCTGAATATCTCCCTCCAGTGTTTGCGAAATAATCGTGCACCACAAGACCATGATCGTGTGCAAATACTCTGAAGCCACTCATTGTGAGCGGTACCTCCAGTGGAATCGGTTCAGCCTTCCCAGTCTTATTTGAAAGGGAATATTGATACCTTGGATTCTCTTTCACTTTCTTTCTGTACTCAACGAAAAGCTGATATAGGTCCTCTGGCTCTTCGAAGTTTCTTGGTCTACCAGTTTTCATATCAATCCTAAGCCTTTTAGTTTACTTTCTGCCCAATCCTTGCCCGTTTTGCCACCCCACAGAAGGAATGAAACGTATCCGCAGTCCTCAGGTGCAGCGTTGTCATAGTAGACCTCTGCTCTCGATAGGTATGAATACATCCTTTTGATTGTATCCACTGAAATGGGCTCTTGATTTGCGAGCTGCTGTCCTCTGACTTTGCCGACTTGAGTGGCGCACTTGTTGCCGAGTTCTTTGTTGAGCTCGATGCCTCTGCGTGCGTTGTTGCGCACCGAATCGGGATAGTCTGAATAGCTTTTCTCTGCGAATGCTTCTCTGTACTTTGATAGTGCGGTCATTCTTGACTCATCCCACAAGGAATTGCACACAGCATATCGCTGGTCATTCTCAGGAAAGTCCTGGAGTGCCTCCTCATCGCCCATGCAGCGAGAGAGAAAATCATCCTTGGTTTCGTTTGGTGTTGGCTTTGGCATTGGTTTTTCTTTTTCGTGTTGGTTTTGGTGTTGGTGCTGGAGCTTCAGTCTGCTCATCTGCTTCGATGCCTTCATATCGAATGCACTGTTCTGGTGCAGTTGTGCTGACGTTCTCCTCTTCGAACAAATAGCCGAATCCGATGCTCACATAGTGTCGGTATCTGTTCACATCTATATTGTCAACAACGATTGTCATGTTTCCGAGCGTGGTGTTCTTGACGATAGTCTTGCCCTTGTATTCATCTTTTATTTTCATAGTGTATGGTTTTAAGTGTATTTTTTATGTCTGCGATTAGGTAGTGAGCTGATGTCACTGGTATGTTGAAATATTGTGCCATAGATCGTGCCGTTGTGAGGCCCTTGTCGAAGTATGCCTTGGCCACTGCAATCTTGACGTTGTCTGTCAGCCCATCTCGGTAGATGTCCACCGATGACTTCCATCCCTGGTATTGCTGTTCGATTGCGATTTTATAGCTCAGGTCCTCCCCATCATCGAAAGTGTCCGGAACTGCGAGTTCTGATGCCAGGATTCGCTCATCCTTGAAGCTGTTGACGTTCTTCCAAATGACTTGCCGCTTGATTGAATTGAGAATATAGCTCTTGACTTTCCCGACATCCTCTGTATTGTCATTGATTTCGATGCAGTGCAGATATGCGTTGGAGATAACCGTATCGATTGTGAGTTTCGGATTGTACTTGGAGCAGAAATACCTGGTATATCGATACAGCTCCTCATAGTGGGACGATATGTAGCGGTCAAGAGTTGCCTTCATACCAGTTGATGAATTCCTTGTACCAGATTTTGCGTCTAAGCTGGGAGCAGAAGCATTCACGATCAGGCTGCCCGGTCTCTGCGACCTTGATGCGCTTGAGCACGTTCAGCGTTCTCTTGCTGTATCGCTCTTGCTCAGGCATTGCCTTGACTGATGTGATATAATCTATTTGCTCTCTATCCATTCGCTGATGATGTAGGCGACCATCGCTGTGATTGCTGCCGTATATATATTGCCAGAAAGTATCAAAGCAGTCCAAAATGAGGTACACTTCCAGCAACCAAAGCCAGCATGAATGTAATCACCGAGCTTGCCTTTTGGCAGTACCTTCATGAATAGAAGGTCAATCACCCAGTGCAGAGGCTCGAAGTTGGCAATGAGCCACCCGAGTGCGAGGTATGATAGTATCAGTTCCATAGCTCAAAGATAAGTTTAAAAATCAATATGATAGCCACTGTGGTCACGAGTATCATCGTGGCGAGTGCTGCGCAGTATTCTTTGTCGGGTTTCATTGTTCGTCGTTTACTATTTCTAATGTTCCATCAAAATGATATCCTGTTAGCTTCAGTAGCTTATCCAAGTGATAAACCAAGTCCTCAAGAGTTACATCCTCGTGTTCGAACTCATAGCTGGATTTGTGTCCGTAGTGGGTGATTTCTATTTTCATTTTTCTTTACATTTCGTTTTAAGTTATGTGGCAATTTTTACCCCTTATACTTGTCCATGTTGCTTAACTCAATTAAAGCGGCTTTTTGTGCTTGCTTCAAATCTGCTTTGAGCTTCTCAATATACAGAGTGGCATCCATCAATTCCTCCTGGAGATGATTCAACCAATCGGTGAGGCTCAGGTCATCACGATCTAAAGTGCGCCCATATTTTTTGATGCCGAGCTGGCTGCGCTCAGAATACTTTGCCAGTACCTTGATTACGATTGGGTCAGTTAAGTGCTGCGGTTTGCTCATAGAATTCCTCTGGTGTTACTTCGGAGATGTGAACTTCATCCGAAAAAGTTAGTACTATGCAATAAGAGCAGCCCTTGAGTTCATTCAATAGGTCCTCCAATCGCTTCACGATGTTGTCAAGTCCCTCATTCCTGGTGCCAATATATCCGATGAAGTATCTCATTTCATTAGGAAGTTGAAGGCTTGAATGTAGAACTCATCTCCCACCCCATTGCCTCGCATAAATCGGTTGACGGTGTAGTAATTTAGATTCATATCTTCAGCCAAGTGAGTCATCTTGTATCTGCTTGAGAGTCGGGACCTCAACTCTTTGTAGATGAAGTCCCGAATATTCTCACCATCAGAAAGGTAAATCGTCATCGATTTCATCTGAGATTGGTTTTGATGGTGCTGCTGCTGATTCGATGCGGATATCCCATGCATTGAGGCTGACATAGTATCTGCCATTGTACTCACGACCTCTCAAGTCGAACTTGACCTCACATTCTTGACCGACTCTTGCTTTCTCCAGGAACTTCACTCGCTCATTGACAGCTTGAAATTGTACCAGCTGCGGATACTTGTCCCCGATTGAGAGCACGAACTCTCTGATGTTCATTTTCTCACTCACTTGTTTGGCTTCACCAAGGTGGTGAATGGTGCCTTTTGCTTTTAGCTCTTCCATTTTACTTATTGTTTAATTGTTCATAATACTCGTGATATAACTCTGATGCTTCTTTAAGGCGAGCAACCATCTTAGCCTCGATGTCCTCATCTCTGTCATACCAGAGTGCTGTGATTCTTTTCTCTGGGTCGATATGGTCAACTCTGTGCAGCTGGAGATTTTCGTATTCGTTTAGGAATTCATCCCAGGTAGTCACCATGCAGTAGATGAGCTCAGCACATGGCTTGTCATAGAGCATCATATAAGCTCTGAGCTGCCATTCATAGAGTGGGTTGACTGCATCTTCCACAAGTGCCGGGAATGTTTTAAGAGACCAAGGTGTTTTGATATCAATGATTCGCTGCTCACTAATGATATCAGCAGTTCCTATGAGATAGTCATTCTCGATGGTGATATCATTCTTTATATAGTCAGAAAATCTCACCGAATTCAATAAATCAATTGAGTCTTGCTCTTGCTCTCTACCCTTCATTATCTCTTTTGTGCTGAGTTCTGTGGTGTATCCGTAAAAATCCTCCTTAGCACATTCCTTGATGTAGCTCTTGGCTGTCTCTCCCATGCTGTCCTTGGCTCTGCCATTGGTCATCAGCTTACCGATTTGCGATGGATGCCATTTCATAGTGCGAGCATTTTAGATTGAGTCTCAGTGAGTGCATAGTTGGCAGCCAACTGTTCTGCTGTATACTTTCCAGCTTCGATTGATTCGAGTGCTTTCTTGAAGCGGTCATCTGTGATCGTTGGCTTAGATGCTGCACCTTGAGCTGCTGTGTTGCCATCATCATCCACAGCTTGAAGTGAGAGCAGTGACTGCAATGTACCTCTACGGAAGTAAGTGACGGCAGCGAGCACCTTTTGTGGGTCTGTGATAACTGGAAGGCTCATGAATGACTCGATGACCTCACCTGAATCGATGTCGATGATACGAGTCACCACATCATTGCCAACCACTGGCTGCAAGAGAAGCAGTCCATGCTCGTGGAGGATAGGCTCCACTGTTGTGAGCAGCGCATTGATGTCAGCATAGCTCTTTTTGAAATGTGGATTCGTTGCATTCTTAGCAACCTTTCCAATCTGCTGCTTGGCAGCGTGTAATTTTTGCCAAATGTTCATTGGCTCTGCTTTTTTTGTAGTCATAAATTGTTGTTTTGAATTGTAAATATACGCTTTTATCTGATTGATTCGCAAAACTGCTCATAAAAATTCAAGAATCCTTCAAAATCTCTTGCAATAACGTACACACCACCAGCTTCTTCGATGGCTTTCTGGTATGCTTTCTGTGCATCAGACTGTCTATCCTTGCCATACTTGACCTCAATCTTGACAGACCTCCCCTTAATCGTGGCTGAGATATCTGCTGACCCTGGTGTGCCGGTTCCCTTGGTCCACTGCCCACCGATGGCGACTCCATCAGTGCGGTATTTCTTTCGATAGACTCCCATGGTGTTGATTCGCTCGGCTTGGCAGTTGTTGAACTGAAGGAATCCGATGATTGATTTGGTCAGTGCATTGGCTCCGTTGTCATTCCATTGGTCCAGGGCAATCAGGTGCGGTGGGATGGTTGGATATTTCTCCATCTTGTACTTGAGCTGGAGGTCTTTTAGGAGTTGTCGGTGTTGTCGTGTCATTGGTTTATTGTTTTTTAGTTATGTACCACCATTTTGGTTCGATTACTTGACCGATATAAGCATCATCTTTTTCATCCACTCCGCTCCAAAATACTCTTGTCACCAGGTATTTTGTTACGAGTCCGCTGTCATCTATTTCTTTGGCTATGCCTTCAAAGTAGCAATCACCATCTTCGACATCAAGAATGTGGTCACCTATTTTATAATTCTGTTTCATTGCTTCGCTTGTTCATTAAGTTCATCCCAAATATCATCATCTTCTGGAGTAGGTTTCGGAGTTCCTGACTCGAGAAGGAAGTATCTTCCATTGTGATTGCGCCCTTTGGTGACGTTGTAGCCTTTATAATCAGCATACGACTGCACCCATTTGAGGAATCTGCGTGGCTCGAGCTCCTTGAATGATGTGAACTCAGAGGTGAACTCTTGAATCTTGGTGCCGTTGTAGTTGTAGATGTCAAGCGGTAGGTTGCCTTCCTCTACCCAATCAAAGAAGTCTTTGCACGTTGCCTGGATGAATCGTTTGGCATCTGCGTTGATGCTGATGGCTTTCATCAATCCATTTGTTAGGTACTTTTGTAGGTTCTTGACCATATAGTTGTCGAATCGAAGCCAATCCTCATCACCCCAGGAGTCGAATAATAGGCGACCATACTCATCAAGTGGACTGCGCTTTGAGTGAAAGTACTGATAGAACTCCAGCTCGTGACGTCTGCGATCATGAGAAGAGCCGGCACCACTGATGACGTAGTTGGTGGTGATGACAATCTTTGGCGAGCGGTTGAATGGAATGAATATCTCATCCTTATTCTTTCTGTTGACGGTGATTCCCTCTGTGATGAGGCTGAATAGCTGCTCGAAGTCAAATGCTTTTCGCACATCATCAAATGCCAGAATCTGTGTGTCCAGGTTGACTCGCTGATAAACGAAATCAGACTTGGATGGATTGAAGCTCTTGCCATCTATCTTGACAACTCTGCGCAGATTGCCAAGTGCAGCAAGCATGAGTGACTTGCCAGAGCCACCATTCGGGTTGTCATCGATTTCTTGGTCATTGAAGATGATTGCTTTCTGGTCGGTCTTGTCTTTGAAGGTGTGCATCAGATAGCCGAGTGTGGTCTCAAGTGCATCCACTCTGCCGCTGTCATCTGCTGACACCTTGCTAACGAAATCTTGAAAGTCATTGGTGCAGTCATCCAACAGAGTAAAATCTCGCTCAATGATTTGATTCTCCCAGATGTAGCCATCAACATCGATGTAGCTCTTGAGCTCGACTTTGTTCTTGGATATCTTGGCAACACCATTCTTGAATGGGATATAAGACGCATCCTTGCTATCCTGGAGCATCAATATGTTGATGCTGTCAATCATATTGATGAAGTTCTCATTGAATAGGAATGCATTTCGGGAGCAGTAGTTCCAGACATCCATCTCACCCTTGCTTTGGAGATAGTTTAGCACAAAGTCCTTGATTTGTTCAGCCGATGATATCTTGACCTTGTTCTCCTTGACTCTCACAAAGGTTGGCTTCTCAGCGTTCTCAGGATAGTACTTGTTGAATCCGTTCTTGACCAAGAATTCAGCATAGTTTGATGGCTGAATCGTGATGCCACCCTTCTCATTGACTGACCAGAAGATATCATCGCCAGTCTGAATCTCTTTTTTGATGTCCTCAATGACATCCTCTCTGACGTTCAGCTGCTTCTTGATATCATCGTCAGCGATGCCGCTCTTGAGCTTCTGACGTACTCTCTGAAAGGTATCTTTATCTTCGAAGTATTTGATGCCAAATGAGGCTTTCTTGTATGCCGAGCGAATGGTTGTGACCATCTCTTGCTCGCTGAAGCTGGAGCCTTGAGCATACTTGGTCCAGATGTACTGCTCTGCTGTGTCCTTTGAGATGCCATACTCGCAGAGCACAGCTGCTAATTTGAACACAAATTCATTGCGACTGCCCTCCTCGAATTGACATCCATGGTCAAATCGCTCAATGAGGCTGATTATTTTGTCCTCATCGGATAGTATGCAGATGGGAGTGCGCTCAGTGTAGCTGAAGCCCTGGTCTTGTTCGATGCCTTCAAACACCTGGCAGAACTCATTAAAATAGATGTCAGGGTCATATGATTCGAAGCACACACGGCTGACGTTGCTGTTCTTTGTATCGAAGTATTCGCTATCGAAGTACTTGCCGAATGCAGTGAATCTGCGCTTGTGCTCAACCTTGTCCGACTTCGGTATTCTGATGACAGCTTTCAAGCCATTTCCAGATGGTGATGTGAACACCATCATCACATGGGGGTCAGCAATCAGCCGCTTCCTTTCCTCCATCATCAGCTTCTTGGTTGGATATTGGTCGAAGTCAAGGATGCATAGACCAGAATGCTCAACCAAGCTGCTGTCATTGCGCTCGGTGAAGGTACCATTGAACATGATGGCATTCAGTGACGACTTGAGGCGGTCATGCTCGGGGTCAGCCTTCTCCAGTGATCGTATGGTTGTCACCTTTTTGATGAGGTCAGGATTGCCGAGTCTGATGCGGTTGTATACCTCCTGAATGGACAATTCAAAAGGTGTTTCTTTGATGTTAAATAGTGATTTAAAGATTGAAACTTTCATAAAATGTTGTTTTGTGGGGTGTAAATATACGCATTTCGTGACGGTAATTAGGTGTTTCGTGACGATGCGTGACAATAAATATGCAAATCTTAAGGGTTAAATTTCTGATATTGTGCAACTTAACATTTTTGCGTGACGCTGACGCTCTCAAAAATTTTTTGCTCTTGTTGTGTTTGCCATTACTCCAGTAATCGGTACAATAGAGAATCCGTCATATCGTCACACCATACAGCCCTTTTTTGATATCTTCCTGGAGCTTTCGCATCTCCCAAAATGACCCACATTGGAGCACATCAAGCATCAGATTTCGCTCAACCAAATAGTCCATGGCTGTGTATTGCTCGAATTTCTGACGCAAATCATCGGTCATGCGAAGGAATAAGCGGTCTCTTTTCATGAGATTGGCTTGCTTCAGTCCATACACGACTGTTGAATGGTCCATTCCAAATATCTTGGCTATCTCCTCCAATGTTAGTCGATGAGTGCGAAGGAATAAAAATAAGTAGTAACGCTGATACACTTTGTGACGAGCTCGGTTGTCTGCACCAGGTGTGAAGTTAAGGTCATTTTTTACGATTTCTTGATTCACTTCAGTGAGAATCTCTTGCATTGTTTTGTTCATGATTAAAAGTTTTGCTCCACCCATTGGCGAAATGATTGTTGAATTTCGATTTGTTGCTGGAAGATATCCATGTTTCCACCTTCCAGGATGGTTGCATCCACTCGCTGAATCTCTTGCAGCAGCATATTGGCTTTCTGCTTTATGACTCGCTTGAATACACCTTGATCGTTGAGGTCCTCGATGAAGTCACCGAGCACTGGAAGCACCCCACAGAGTGCGAGTAGTTTTTGTTCTTTTGTCATAGCGGTGTCACTTTGAATTTTCCATCATTATATCGACCGGTCTCAATCAGGTCCATCTTTTTCCAGTATGCCAATGACTTGCTGGTGAATATCCACTCTTGCACTACTGCGAGCCCGATGTGGTATGTGAGTTTGAATCTCATAGCTTTTCGATTTCTTGTTTAACTTCTTGTAAGTGCTTAACTTGTTCCGGGAATGCCATGTGTGGACTCAGATTTAGGAGCAATTCTATTTGCTCATCAACTGCAATCAATGCGCATTGCTTTGATATCATTTTATGCCAAAATCCATTAAACATTTTATGCCTTTTTATTTTCAAGTATTTCAATAGTAACTCTTCTGCTTTTTCTTTCGGTGTCATATCTCTTGCATTTTGATTTCACAAATTCTGTTGTATAGATCGTGGTTGAATGATGTCCAGAATCGGTTGCGCTGGTAGTGACTAAATGCACCACCACTCGTCATCATCCTCTCTTGGGTCATAGTTGTAGCATTCGAAGGCGAACTCGTGGAAGTTCTCGGTTGCGCTGTCAATAAGTTCTTGCATTGCCTCATCGCACTCTTTAAGGGTGAGGTCTTTATGCCATTCTGTTGTGTCAATTTTCCAATCTTCATAGTTGT